CTCTCTGTGGATTCTGTAGACAAAAGGGGGGGTTACTCTGCTTCCTCTTTACTTAGTAAGGCTATGATCTTCTCTTCTATCTCTGCTTCTATGTCGTCACTATCCCTTGCTTCCTTTATCTCTATGGTGTCGTTAAAGAGCGATACAGTCTTTCCTAGTAACTCTAATGCCCTGACCCTAGTCGCATCACTATCTGCTTCTTTACTCTCTGACATGAGCCTTTCAAGAACGTAGTTTCTTGTTCGTAGGGAAGAAGCAACTGCAACATCCTCTTTCCTCTGTATAGCCTTATGTAAGCTTAGTGCTATCTTAGGGTTAGCTACTAGCTTGCTTGCTTCTACCTCTACCCACTTAGGTATCTTCCCTTGCTTGGTTAGAGTAACGTCATACACCTTTGCGTAAGCTTCCTTATAGCTACCCAACTTGCCCTTGATAATCTCATCTACGAATGCCCTCTGCTTTATGGTGAGGTCTGTGTCTTTGTTCACGATCTTTAGGTTTGGTTTCTCTGTCTTGTCTGTCATGGTTCTGTTCTCCTATTACCAGTTAATTATTATCTACCAGTAAGGAGTATTTGGTAATGCTCACAGTCTGCTAGCTAATATGATTTGCAATGGTGCTTTATGGTGGTACAATCACACACATGGACAGCAGTCGTGAGACTCCTCCTCCTAGTGAAAGATAAAGCTAGGGTTCTGTAACGCGGACTAGAACAGAAAACAAAGGGCGTAGGTGACAGACAATAAGTGACAGTTATTGAAAGTCTTTGAGGGATGAACTTCCCCTCCCTGAGAAGGTAGCGTTGGGTTACTGGAGGGATACTTAGTTAGGTGAACTATAAAGCCGATTAAGTACATGAGAATGATCGCAGTAAGCTTTGGCTGAATGATCTGAATCTAGGGAACTGTAAAAACTACTGACAGTCCTCCAACTGTCGCTAGATGTGTATCTAGCCTGAATGAAGCGAAAGCAGAAACAGTAAATTAACTAACTTAATTCGTGGAGGAATTATGCAAACTTTATACAAAGACTTATGTGATGAATTAACAATTCATATTCAAGAAATAGCTAAACAACATTACTGCGTTAAGGCTGAAGACATTGAAAGCAATGGTTTATGTCTAGGTGAATCTTGTTGGAAAGAAGGGGAGTTTTCTTTGAAGACTGACTGCGGTTGGATGCTAAACATTTATGAGAATGAGAAAGCAGTTAAGTTGACTAACTTGGTTGACGGACTTTTATTTCCTTATGGCTACGCAGTTGGCGACCCTTATTCTGATAGGGAACTTCATGTGTATAAATTTTAATCAATGTGGGGGCGGTCTAATAAACTGCCCCTATCTGTATCAAGGTGTGTACCTTGGCTGACGATTCCAAAAGGATGAAACAGATAACTAATAACTAACTATGGAGGTTAGAAAATGACTAGAAAAGATTATGAGAAGATTGCGAAAGCAATAGGAGAAAGTTTAGATATTAATGAGCCTAAAAGGATATGGTCGCAAGATTTAGTATCAAGCTTATGTAGTATCTTTGAGGAGGATAATGAAAAGTTTAACGAAAAGATATTTAGGAAAGCTATAGCTAATATTCACGATACTAGAAGAGGTCACAAATGAAAATCAAAGTCGTTTGGAAAAATGTGTTTGGGAATTACCTTCTTTATCCTGTTTGCGATACTGCTGAGAAGTTAGCAAAGCTGACAAGATCAAAGACTTTTAATGATTATCACATTGCGGTAATCGAGAGCCTTGGGTATGAGTTAGAAGTCGTTCCTTTCATACCTGAGAAAGCCTACTGATGATTAGCTGAAATGCTATGAAACGAACTTAACTGTTTAGCCAATGCCTACGAATATAAAGCGTGTTGCATTGTTAAAACAAATTATGGTTAGGTTCGTATAGGTGCTAGCGTGGTGCTAGCAACATTAACTAGATAATAGAATGGAGGTTCTTATGTATCCTAGTAAAGCATTACAGATAATGAAGTCTGTATTAAATGGGGGCAATGCCCCTTTCCTCTTAGGAGGAACAGGTGTTGGTAAATCTGCGGTTGTTAAACAACTTGCGGAGGAACTAGCTAACGATAGAGAGATTGTTTCTGATGTGATCAATCCAACTGCGAAGCAGTTTGGGTGGATTGACTTTAGGCTATCTCTTTATGAATCCGTAGACCTTGGCGGTCTGCCTTACATTGGTGACGATAACCAACAGAAGCGAGCCTTCTTAGGTAATCTTCCGATTGGTGGTGAGGGTGTCTTATTCTTTGATGAATATGCACAGGCTCATCCGAGTGTTCAAGCCATAGTAGGACAGATTATCTACGAGAGAAGATTGGGTGAGTACATCTTGCCTGAAGGGTGGAAAGTTATCTGTGCTGGTAACAGATCATCCGACAGGGCTGGTAGTAATGCTCTGCCTTCTCATGTGGTTGGTCGTTGTTCAATTATTAACTTTGAACACAATACGGATGATTGGTTGAAATGGGCGGTAGATAATGATGTGCATCCTGATGTTTTGGGTTACATCAACTTTCAGCCTGAGTGGTTGAATGTCTTTGACCCAAAAGTCAAAACTCCTCAACCTTCACCGAGAGCATGGACAAGATTGTCTGATACTTTGAAGACGAATCCTTCCAACGATCTGAAGCAATTGATTTGTGAATGTGATATTGGCGAGACTGCTTCAATTGAATTTATGTCTTTCCTGTCTCTCAAAAATGATGTGCCTGATCTTGACCGAATAGTCGAAGGTCTTGAAGTAGATGTTCCTGATCATGGGGGCATTTGCTACGCAACGATCTGTGCATTAGTGACTGTGATTAAAGAAGCGAATGACAACAACGTCACAAGCTATTTTAAGAATAGTCTCAACTTCATAAATAAGTTTCCTTCCCCTGAGTTTGGAATCTTCTTTGTGCGTTCTGTGACTGGAGCGAGACCTGAGTTAAAAGATACTTCTACCTATGGAGAATTTAAGGTAGAAAATTCTGACTTAGAAGTCTGACCCGCCTGACGGGAGAGAGAGAAATATTTATTATTTACTGGTAAATGTTCTTTTTCTCCCCTCAAGCTTATCTGATATTGAGATGTGTTATCTCAACTGACGATTGCGAAAGCATGAAATCAGATAACTTTATCTAACTGAATGGAGGTTCAATTATGGATAAAAACTTAAGTACAACTCTATCTGAGAATGCTACTTTGGTTCGTGTTGCTCTAGGGCATCCGAGCGGTATCAAATCAGATAAGAGTTTGAAAAATGGTCTAGCAGAAGATGTGAAATCTAATGCTGACTTATTAAATGTTTCTAAGCATATCTTTGGTAGGAATGTGAACAAAGAGTTTCGCAGTATTATCAATGCGTTTAGGAATGACTTTTACTATCCCCTTACTTTGCCTTGGTCTGATACTTCAGACGATAACGGAGTCAAGGTTGGCGGTGGTTGGCGATTGTGTCCTAACTCACAACTTGAAAAGCTTCAGTACGAAGTGAATCAAGCGAAAGTGATTTGGGATAGAGAGGTGGAAGGTTTTTTCAAGCAACTACCTTTAGACATTGCGAATGCAAAAGACAGATTAGGTGATGCGTTTGATGAAGACGATTATCCGACTGACGATTGGGATTTGCAAAGACTGAGAGATAAATTTATCTTCCAGTTTGAATTGTCTCCGCTACCAACTTTTGGTTCTGATATCAGATTAAATGTATCTGATGAACTTAGGAAGAGGATAGAAAGTGATGCAGTAAACAGAGCAAGCACCAACATTAAGAACATTTTAGTTACTACTGTTGATGCACTTGTTTCGCAAGTAGATCATTTAGCTGAGAAGCTAAAAGCCTACGACCCTGAAAACAAACAGAAGGGGTTCTTCAACAATAGCAGTATCGAGAAATTGAGACAGGCGGTTGAAACTCTTCCTTCTATTAATTCAGATATCTTAGGCAATGATCAATCTATCTCTGATGCTCATCAACAACTTGTAAGCGTTCTTGCTTCTATCAACTCTGTAGAGTCTCTAAGGGATGATACAGAACTAGGTGAATCAAAACGTAAGCAAGTAGCTGAAGGTCTTGAACAGTCTGTTGGCGGACTTAAAGGTGGGTTCTTAGAACGTGCCTTTGGAGGTAAGAAAGATGACTAGTTTAGATAAGATCATTAAGGCTAGATCAAAGCTAATGCAAGGCAATGTAGGTATGGCAAGTATGCTCTTACACCTTGATTTAGTGGAGGTCGATTCTTCTAAGTGTGACACTATGGCAACTTGTGGAAAGAAGATATATTTCTTTCCTGATTTTGTTGAGGGTGTTACCGAAGAAGAACTGCAAGGTGTACTTGTCCACGAAGCTTTACACGTTGTCTATGAACATCCTTTGAGGAGAGGGAGTAGACATCCTAAAGTTTGGAATATTGCTTGCGATTATGTAATCAATAACTACCTTCACTATGATCTAAGAATGACTTT